GTTCTTGGTTGGGACTTTGGTCTTACGCCTGCTTGTGTCGTCATGCAAGTCACGGCACGAGGCAAAGTAATTGTCCTAGATGAGGTGATCTCAGAGGACATGGGTATTCGGCAGTTTGCTAACGATGCCGTTAAACCCCTTCTGAACAATAAGTACAGTGGCTTTACGATCTTCTCGGCTGGCGACCCAGCTGGAAATATCCGAGCCCAGACAGACGAACGTACCTGTCTTCAAGAGCTATTGGAGGCTGGCATTGCAACTGAGCCAGCTCCTACAAACGACTTCATCCCTAGACGTGAGGCTGTGGCGTTCTTCCTAACCAGGATGAGCGACGGTGAGCCAGCGTTCTCGATCAACCCACGATGCACAAACATCCGTAAGGGTTTGGCTGGTCGTTACAAATTTGAGCGTCTGAAGACTTCAGGTAACGCTCGATACAAAGATAGACCCCTCAAAGACAGCTACTCGCATATCCAAGATGCGCTGCAGTATGCCTGCTTGAGAGTGCGAAGCGGCCTGACTCCATCCAGAGCAAGGCATGTTAATAAGAAATCCGCTAAAGGCTGGACATGAGTTATTTGAATAACGAACCTCCTATCGAAGCAGAGGTATCAAATCCTGGCGATCAGCAAGAGAACCTGGGCTTTGAAACCAATCTAGCTGGCTATGTCAGAAAGTGCTGGCACCAGGCTAGGGTTGCTCGTAATGAAGTTACTGAGCGACTACTCCGCTGTGAGCGTCAGCGCCGTGGCGTCTATGACCCTGACAAGGCTGCCGATATTGCAAAGATGGGTGGCTCAGATATTTACATGATGCTTACAGATGTGAAGTGTCGTGCTGCAGAGTCATGGATTCGTGACGTAATGCTGAACCAACAAGAGCGTGTGTTCGAGTTGCAGCCAGCGAAGTCTCCGATGATGCCAATAGAAATGAAGTCGGCAATCATCGACTTGGTGAAGACAGAAGCCGAGGAGTACATCACTCAGGGCGGAGAGCTTCACCCAGAAACGTTCCGTGCTCGCATGGAAGAGGTGCATGAGAACATCACTCAGCGCCTACGCCAGGAAGCACAGGACGCTGCTCGCCGTATGGGTGACAAGATCCAAGATCAGTTGAACGAAGGCAAGTTCTACCCAGAGCTTAAGAACTTCATCACTGACTTTGTGACCTTCCCAACAGCAATTATCAAGGGACCAAACATCAAGCGCCGTAAGGCAATGGCTTGGGGTCCTGAGTTTCAGCCTATCGTCACCACAGAATTCGTAAGAGAGATCGAGCGTGTCAGTCCTTATGACATCTTCCCATCCCCGAGTTCTACTGGTATCGACGATGGCTACCTATTCCAACGTCACCGTTTAAGCCGTAGCTCTTTGGAAGCTATGCGTGGAACACCTGGCGTTAACGAAGATGAGCTCACAACGATCATCGAAAAATATGGCAAGTCAGGCTACACGTCCTGGCAAGCTGGCGATACAGAGCGCCGTGACCTAGAAGGCAAACCATTCCGTACACCCATCAATCAAGATCAAATCGAAGCACTCGAGTTCTGGGGCTCAGTTAACGGTCAATGGCTAATCGAATGGGGCATGGAAGGTGACATCAAAGAAGACCGTGAATACGAAGTCAATCTTTGGCACGTAGATCAACACGTCTTCAAAGTCATCTTCAATCCAGATCCGTTGGGTCGTCGTCCTTACGATACTGCATCGTGGGAAGAAGTACCTCACAGCTTCTGGGGCGTGGCTCTACCTGAGATCATGCGTGATACACAGACTATGTGTAACGCTGCAGCTCGTAGCTTGGCGAACAACATGGGTATCGCTTCTGGTCCCCAGGTTGAAGTCACAGTGGATCGCTTGCCTGACGGCGAAGATCTGACTGACATCTACCCTTGGAAGATCTGGCAGGTAACTACCGACCGTACTGGCGGTGGTCAACCAGCTGTACGTTTCTTCCAGCCAAACATGAACGCAGATGTTCTTATGTCTGTGTTCCAGCAGTTTGCTAAGCAAGCTGACGAAGTTACTGGCATTCCAAACTATGTGTATGGATCGAGCTCTGTTAGTGGTGCAGGACGCACTGCTAGTGGTTTATCTATGCTTATGGACAATGCAAGTAAAGGAATCAAGCAAGCAGTAGCAAACATTGATAAAATAGTAAGTGGTATAGTGCAGAGACTATATCTGCACAATATGATGTACGACGATGATATGTACATCAAAGGTGACTTTAAGGTTGTAGCTAAGGGCGCAATCGGTCTTATCCACAAAGAGACCTTGCAAATGCGCCGCAATGAGTTCCTCGTTGCTACAGCTAATCCGATTGACTCCCAGATTGTTGGACCAGAAGGCAGAGCGTACTTGTTACGTGAGCTTGCTCGTGGTCTACAGATGGACACAGAGAAGATCGTTCCTAACGCCGAGTCTATTAGCGAGCAGAAAGTTCAAGCCATGGCAATGCAGATGGCTGAGCAGATGGTTCAACAGCAAATGGCTCAACAGGTTCCTGCCCCACAAGCTGCTTTACCGAATGGCGATCCAGCCGGTGGTCAGATGGCGAACACTGTGGCACCACAAGCTATGGCTGACGGTGGCGAAGTTAACCAGGACGGACCATTTACTCGTGCTCTGAAAGAAGAGCTCGCAAGACAAGACGCACTCTAAGAGGAAACATTATGGGTTACAAACCAGACTGGCAGAATCAATCTGCTAAGAAACCAGCGGGACACAAGTGCTCTCCTGGCATTCAATCGCGTGAATTGTTTCACGGCGCAAAGATGGCAGATGGCGGCATCCTGAAGGGGTATGCGGACGGCGGTATGCCTGAGCCTCTACGTGAGCCTACCGAGGCCGATCGTGGCGAGACAAGCGTTGCAGACCTACCTGAGTTGCGTGAGCCTACAGCCGCTGATCGTGGCGAGACCGCTGCGCCAGCCAAGCAATCATTTGGCGAAGCATTCAAGTCTGCTAAAGACGGTTCTACCTTTGAGTGGAACGGCAAGCAGTACAAGAAGGAATACGCCAAGGCACCAGCTGCCAAGAAATCTTCTTACGATATTGAAGACGGCAAGTTCATGGACGTGAAGCCTGCAACTCCTGCACCGCAACCAAGTGGCGTTCGTTATGGACGTGGAGCTGTAAGGGCAGACGCTGGTACACCAGACACACGCACAAAAGAAGAGAAGATTAAAGCCTCTCGTGGTGGCAAGTTTGTTCAAGGACGTACACCAGAGTAATGCTTAATCATCCCGATAAACGAATCCTCCAGGCATTGGCCGCTCTCGAGTCTGATACAGACTTCCAGGTGGTCAAGGACTGGTTGTATGCCTCTCTGAACCAGATGTATATCGACGGTTCATTCGCCCAGGAAGACCACCGTTCACGATGGTTCCAGGGTGCCCAGCAGGTGTTGGCTGACCTTCTATCCAAGGCAGAGAACGCCAGAGACGCAGTAAGAAAGAATTAACCCATCCGGGTCAATACCCCAGCTGACGGGTTTCAGTCAGCAATTAATGAAGACTAGATCATAGGATCGAGTGACTACCTCGAGGGCTCACTTCATCCATCTGGCTCATGGAGACATAAATATGGCAATGCCACGTGCAGTAGAAGAAGCAGCAAAGAGAGCCGAGGAGCTACACGCTCAGTTGTACACACAACAGAATCCGGAAGATCCCTCAGCAACCGACAACCAACCAGACCCTGAACCAGCTCCACAAGATCCCCCAACGGATAAGGATAGCCAGACACCACTTACTGGCGAAGCCGAGCCTCCGAAGGAAGATCCTTGGGAACACAAGTACAAGGTAATGGAAGGCAAGTACCGGGCTGAAGTGCCACGTCTTGCTGCAGAAAACCGTGACCTACGTCAGAAATTCGACGCACTCACAGCAGAGATTGAAAGTTTAAAGAGCAAGGCAACAACGCCAGCTCAATCACTCATCAGTCCAGAAGACAGAGAGAAGTACGGAGACGACCTTCTTGATGTCATTAAACGAACAGCTCAAGAACAAGTAGCTGCCAAAGACCAAGAGATTGCTGAATTGAAGCGTCGTCTTGATGGAGTCCACCAGGACACTGCCAAGACTGCTGAAGTCACCTTCTACGACCGTCTAGGCGAACTAGTTCCAGACTGGGTATCGATTAATGCCGAAGACGGCTTCTTGAAATGGCTTGATGAATACGATGAGTTCACTGGTCGTACACGCCAAGACCTCCTTTCCGATGCTGAGAACAGTCGTGATGCCGTTCGAGTTGCACGGTTCTTCACCAAGTGGAAAGCCGAACAAACACAGTCCGTTGCATCCAGTCAACGAGCACTCGAAGCCCAAGTAGTTCCTGACACCAACAAGGTAGTCAAGGCTCCGGCAGGCAAGAGACTTTTCACTCGAGCAGAGATCCAGCAGTTCTACGCTGCAGCTCGCAGAGGTGAGATTAGCTCCAAAGATATGGTTGCGATGGAAGCAGAAATCCACGCCGCAACACTTGATGGTCGCATTCGTTGACCTTGAGTATTAGCGGTACTTACACATATTAGGAGTATCAAATGGCTTTAAACGTAGCAAGCGGTTATCCGCAATATTCTGGCGCTGGCGCCAAATTCATCCCTGAGATCTGGTCAGGCAAGCTTCAAGTTAAGTTCTACAAATCTACAGTTTTGGCTGAGATCACGAACAACGACTGGGAAGGCGAGATCAAAGGTTCTGGTGACAAGGTTCACATCCGTTCAATCCCAACAATCACAATCCGTGAGTACACAAAG